TAACCCAGGGTGCGTAACCTGTCAAGCTCTTTCTTTACCAGAAATCTGAATTTGACTTTTCTTATTGCCGGAGAAGATGATGACGCACGGTCAAGTATCCCGAATGAGTCGGGGGTAAACTATGTGGGCCGGGAGGAAAGAAAATGATTAAGAATCGTAATATCGCCGCTGACGCCAATATTGACATCTCGAAGCTGAACCTTGTTGATGGTCGCCGTACCTTCTGGGAGGACTTTGACGATTCTGGCATTGCTGGCACGGACTTCTATGGGCTTCAGACAAAGTGGAGCACTGAAGCTCATACTGATTTTACGTCGCAAGACGGCAGCACCATTAAGTTGGGCACAAAGCAAAACAACGCTGGCATTATGCTCGCCACCACATCAACGTGGACCGGCTCCAGAGAGCCAATGATTGAGGTGCGGTTCACAACTCCTGCCAACATTACTGGAATGGACTTTCAGATTGGTTTCGCAGAGAAGACCGCAGTTAGCGGCGGCGTGGCTGATGTTTATGGCGGGAAGGACTGGGGATACCTGGAGTTTTCCACGGGCGGCGCTGGTGGAAGCACGAGCAATAAATTTGTTTTACGCACAAGGACCGAGGGCTCGTCTGCTGCAACGGTAACAAACGAAAACCTGAAAGACGTTGCGGCGTCTACCACATACGTTGTCAGCGTTAAGATCACGGCAGACGGCGGTCTTGTGGCGAAGGTTGGAGATAACGGCACCTTTACCGCTGCTACCGGCTCGGTGCCCAGCGGGAATACGGACTGGCAGGCGTTTGTGCGGGTGGGTTCACGGGCGGCTCCTGGGCACACGACGGCAGACCTCGCTGTTGATACGATCAAGATTTCAGAGGCTCGATCATAGTGCCGGGTATACGGTACAAGACCGATAAGAGCGGCAAGAAGACTCGCAAGAAAGCTGCGGTAAAAAAGAAGGCTGCTCCAAAGAAGAAGTCTGCGCCAAAGAAGAAGGTAGCTGATGCCAAAAAAAAGAAAGCCAAAAGCAAAGTCGAAAAAGAAAAGTCTTAAGGGCGCTGCTAAGACGGCTAAGATGCGTAAGGTTGTGAAGGCAGCAAAGAAGTATACCTATTAACAAACCTTGGTACATCGAGCCTGAAATGGCTGTCCTCTGGGATCAGTTCCAGGCGGCTAACAAATCAGGGAACGGGGCAGAGTTGTTACGGTGCGCTAAAGCATTGGCAACAACCTGCCCCGCTTTCCTTTTGCACAACTACGTTAAGATTCAGGATAAAGAGGCAAACCTTGTCCCGTTTGGGAATTGGACCCCGGCACAAATTCGCCTTTATCGTGTAGTTAGAAATCTGCATAGGATGGGTCGTCCTGTTCGGGTTATCGTCCTAAAGGCTCGGCAAATGGGTATCTCAACGCTGTGCGAGGGGATGCTGTTTTGGATGACCGCCTTTAGGGCAAACGTTACGTCGCTCATTGCGGCGCAAGAAGATGACGCTTGCGGCCGAATCTTCGAGATGTTTCGGGTTTACTACCACTCGCTACCGGAGCCGTTGCGGCCAGAGGCGGAAAAGTTTTCGCTAGAGGAGATACGGTTTGGGGACCGGAAGAATTCTGGCGAATTGGGAATGGCGTCGAGGATCATTACGAAGACGGTGGCGCTTGGAGGAGCGAAAAAGAGTGAGAGCGGGCGCGGTCGTGGCGCTACCTATCATGGGTTCCACGGATCAGAAGTTGCCTTCTGGCCAAACCCAGAAAGATTCATGACGGCGCTTGAACCTGGTATCCCCAAACGCCCCAATACTTACGCCTACCTTGAGTCCACTGCAAACGGAACCGGCAACTTTTTCCACAGAAGGTGGCTGAAGGCATCTAAAGGCTGGAGGATGGTAAAGGGTGAGGACGGTAAGCCAAAGTGGACAAACGAATCAGAGAACCGAAGCTTCTGGGTTCCCGTGTTCTTGTCGTGGCTTGAGCATCCCGAGTATCGCCTCCCGTTGCCTTTCGGTGACGATGAAAAGGAATCGAAGTATTACCTGAAGCACCTCGACCGAGAAGAAAAGGCGTTAGTAGAAAACTACGGTGCAGAGCTTGAGCAGATCGAGTGGCGTAGGTTCATCCTTTCTGAAGAGTTTGACGGTGACCTGGATCGCTTTCACCAAGAGTACCCCGCTACGCCAGATGAGGCGTTTGTCTCATCGGATAGAAAAGTATTCGATACAAGGGCTCTTACCAGATACGAAGCAAATATAATGAAAATCCAACCGGATGATTATTTCCGGGGGTACATCGAAGAGGGTCAGGAGGACTTCTTTTTGTCGGAGGACAGGAACGGTCCCTTCAAGATGCTTGAGAAGCCAGACAAGTCAAAGGCGTATGTGATCGGGGCCGACCCCTGTATAGGCCGAGGGCAGAAGGGCGACTCCGCTTGCGCTCAGGTCATATGTGTTGATGACTGGAAACAGGTTGCTGTTTTTACCGAGCGTGTAGACCCAGACGAGTTTGCAACCATAGTTGACAGAATTGGTAGATATTATAACGGTGCCCTCCTTGTTGTTGAGGTCAATGGTCCAGGCCAGCTAACAGATCACATGTTGGCCAAGATGGAGTATTGGAACAGATATCGTCGAGTTGATTACGACAAGATAAACAACACGAGGGTTATGAAATGGGGCTGGCAAACAAACGTGAAAAGTCGATCTATGATGGTTGGCTCTCTAAAGGCAGCGATCAGAGAAATGAGGCTAGAACTCTTCGACGCAGAAACCTTAGCCGAAATGAACGGCTGGGTGCGTGTCCCCTCTGCAAGAGGCCAGGTAAAAGAGCAGCCAAACGACCCAATAGATGGGCACGACGACCGAATTATTGCTCTTGGTCTTGCCTTGCAAGGTGGATTATTGGACAACCCGTTCCATGATGAGGCCTACGAAGCAAGGCCTGAAGAGGTTGAGTTTGGTAAGCCAGGTAGAATCGCTGGGCAAATTGCCAAAAAGAATGGCTCGGGATATCATCATCCCGTTCTTGGCCAAGACTTTTAGGAGATAGGAAAATGGCATACGGAAAGAAGAAGGGTGGCAAAGGTATCGGTCGCAGCAAAAGCAAGTCCGACCCCTTCGCTCCGCACACGAGCGCAAACGCTGGAACGTCTGGTAAAAAAGATCAGATGAACAGCGGCATGTTGTTCTCTGGTGGAAAGAAGCCCCCTAAGGCTCCAACGAGCCTATAATGGAAACTGCCATCATCGTCTTGGGGACGGTTGCTTCCCTGGCGATGGTGGTGGCCTCCATATCTGTATTCGCTTTAGCCAGGTCGGCTAGAGAGCGCAGGGACGATATCTTCCGTGCGGCTGTACTAGAGCGTCAGATGGAGATGTCCACCACCGCTGCCGAACTCGGCGCTGTCGTTAAGATGGCGCAAGAAGATCCCCCTGCAAAAAAGCTTGGTAAGAAAGAATCTGCTCGACAGATGGAGCTTGATCAGAACATCCGTAGGGCTATGCTGGATCCTCAAGATCCAGAAGATGTTCAGCTTTACAATACCATGATGGGCATGGGCCTAGACCCCGCCAATCCGCAAGATGTTATTTATTGGAATATGGCAACAGAGGTAAATAACTGATGGAGGCAATGCCCACCAACCTAAGTATGTTTGCTGGTGATACCGGCAAAGAGAAAAAGTATTCCCCATTACCAAACAAGAACAAGAAGGCTGAGGTTGCCAGTCTTGTTCAAGACCTTGTGCAGCAAAGCAGGGCTGTCAGGAGGTGGGAGGAGGGGAACTGGTTCATCGATACCAAGTACCTCCTTGGTGACCAGTGGGTTACGTGGGATCCAAGAAGTCTTTCATTAAACGTTAGGGCCAAGAAGCCATGGCGTATCCGCCAGACGATCAACCATCTACGCCCTGCTGTTGAGATTATTCTCAATGTAATAACGAGCAATAAGCCCAAACTTCAGTGCGTCCCCGGCTCTACCGAGCCCTCAGACAGGCAGTCCGCAAGAGCCTGCGATAAGCTTTTGCAGTATCTCTGGAAGTCTCAAGAGATGGATGAGCTTTTGGACGAAGCTCTAATGTGGATGCTGGTTAGCGGTCGTGGGTTTCTTCGGGTTTCGTGGAACCCAGACGCCGGAAAGGATGTCATCGTTCCTGACTTTGATCAGCTAACTGAAGAGATGATGCTTCAGAACATCCAGCCACCCATGAAAGAGGTTAGGACTGGAGATATTGCTACCGATGTTATCCCTCCTTTCAACATGCACGTTGATCCGTCTGCTACATCAATCCGAAAGGCTAGATGGTGCGGCGATGAAACGTACATGCACGTTGATGAAGCCAAGGTTAGATGGCCAGAACACGCTGACGATATCCACCCCGATGGTGGGAATGATGTCTATTACAGCTACATAAGAAGGCTTCTGTTCATTAATGACAGCAAGGCCACGACCAAAGATATCCAAGACACGGTAACAATCAGAACCCTTTACATTCGAGATGGGAAGGATATTCGTAAAATTGTTACTGCCGGTGCCACCGTTCTAGAGGACGTTCCGTCACCATTCGGTGAGCTATTCCCATATGTGGATCTGCTTTGCTTCCGTAACCCTGGAAGCTACTGGGGACAGGGCCTAGTTAATCTTGCCCGAAATGCACAAACATCTTTCAACCGTTCTCGATCCTCCTTCATGGAGATGATGAATAAGACCGGAAATCCTCAGTGGCTTGTTGCCAAGGGATCCGGTGTTAAGCGTGAAGACCTGACAGATGAGCCCGGTGGTGTAATTTATTACAACCCCATTGGTGTCGCTCCTGTTCAGCAGATACCAGGTGCCCAGCCTCCTCCTGGCTGGCAACAATTAATGGGACTCGACCTCGGTGATATGCGTGACCAGATGGGCATATTGGATGTGTTGAGAGGCGACAACCCGCCCGGTGTTCGATCTGGGAGGTCGCTGGCGTACTTGGTTGAACAAAACCTTGGCCGTCATGGGCCTATGATTCGTAGGTTTGAAAGGTCTGTTCAGGATCTCGGAAGGCTTTGGCTGGCTATTGCTCAAAAGTTTTACGCTGAAGATAGGCTTCTTGCTGTTGCAGGCGAGGATAGCGGCGTTGACATCTTCAAGCTAAAGCAGGCCGACCTCCATACTCCGCAGGATGTTGTAATTAATGTTGGGTCCGCTTTGCCGGAAAGCAAAGTCCAAAGGCAAGACTTTATTCTTAGCCTATGGCAGCAAGGTCTGCTTGTCGATGACATGCGGATGCCTGATCCCGGCAAGGCTATGGAGCTTTTAGAGTTTGCCAACGAGCGTGATGTTTACGACTCCGGTGACTCTGACAAGCAATGGGCTATGGAAGAAAATGAAAGAATGGCAAGAGGTGAACCTCTTATGCCAGAACTTCATGATAATCATCCGGCCCATGCAAAAATCCATGTCGCATTTATGCGAACATCCAGATACCGGCGTCTGCCTCCAGAAATTAAACAAATTTTCAGGCAACATTTAGATGCCCATATCCAGGTAATGCAGCAGGACGCTTCACTTGCTGGCCCTCCCCCAGAGGAGGAAATGGCCCCAGCAGGGGGTGGCGAAGGCGGTGGGGGCGAGGGTATCTCAGACGGTGAACCTCGCACAGACTTGCGTGGCGGACCTGTTTAGAAATAGAATTCCAAAAGTTTTCCAAAAACCGCAATCGGTCACTGGTCCGTTAACCAGGAAAGCGGAGGAAAAATGAGTGAAGAGTTTGTTCCGGTAGAATCAGTAGCCGAAACGGAAACACAGGAAACCGCCGCCCCGGCGTCAGAGGGGAATCCTGAATCCGTTGAAGCAACACAAGAAGAGGCCAAGGCCAATAACTATGTTCCCTATGACAGATTCAAAGCTGTTATTGAGCAGAGAAATCAAGCTCAAGTTGCTTTAGAGGAGCGTCAAAGGGTTCTTGATTATTACGCAAGTAATAACGTTAATCAGCCCGCTGCCCAGCAGGAAACCTACCAATCCGAAGATGTTTGGGAAGACCCGCTTGAGGTTGCAAGGCAAGCGAAGCTTGAGGCTCAGAATTTACGAGCCGAAATTCAGGCTAGCAAACAGGCCGAAGCTATACGGAGTCAGGTATCCAGCGTTGTAAAGGATATTGGCTTTACTGATCCAGCCTCTGCATCCACCAGGATTCAGCAATATATGGGTCAGTATTTAACAAATACCGGAAAACTTCCTGATGTAATGGAAGTTGCACGAGCCCTTCGCCAGCAGGAGATCGATTACGAAAAGAAAATTATCTCCCGTTATACAGAGAAGAAGACGGGAGGTGCGGCGAGGGCGGCATCTGCTCCCCCGGCATCTGCTCCGGTGCTCGAACGGCAACCGGAAAAGAAGGCTGGATGGGGCGGTGCTTCCAAGCGTGTTCTGGAAAGAATGCGTCGCCGTTAACAACCAGTGAGGTAAATTAAAATGGCGCAGGTAACTTATGGAGGAGATGCGAATCTCGGCTCCGGGGGTGGCGAGCTAAAGTCTGGTGGAAGTTTCACCGGTCTTGGTGCTGTCCTTAAAGAGGAGTGGGCCGATGAGGTCACTACTCAATTTAACAATGAAGCTCTCTGCTACACGATTCTTTCCGAGGGTGCGGAAGATGAGTTGTGGCAAGGTGAGTATTATGTAGAGCCAGTTCACACGGGTCGTCACCGCTCAGGTTCGGCTGGTCGTGAAACGGATAAGTATCCAGAAACTGGAAGCCAGAGCTACGACCAAATGCAGATCGGTGTGTCCTTCTATCGGACCTCCGGCAAAATCACCTCCAAAGCCATGTTGGCTGCGGAGCAGGGTGATGCCTCTGCTATCCGTGCTCTGACCTCTGAGATTCGTGGCGCTCTTCGTGACCTTATTCTTGAGGTTAACGTTGACTGTTACGGAACGCAGGCCGGTATTCTCGGCGAGCTTGACGGCGATAAAGATGGGAACAACGTAAACATCAAAAACGCCCATGCCGGTGGCGAGTATTGGGAGTCTCACGGAACCCGGTATTTCTCCGGTGGCCGCTCGATGCCAATCATGACGGGTTCTCTCGCTGCTGGTACCGGAATTCTCACCATTACTGGTGTTGGCACCGTTACAAGCATTACCGACAGAAACACCATCGTCACTGCCGGTCTTGCTGATGGTAACGATGGGGACGTTATCCTTCGTCGTCCAAGCACTGACTTTACTGCTGGGGCCGCTACCGACAAGCTGAACTTCGGTCTTTGCGGTTTGGAGCAGATGATCGATGACGGCTCGCAGTTGCCTGCTTACTTGGATGAGGATTACTTCGGTATTAACCGAAACTCTGACTCCTTGTTTAAGTCTGAGATCCGAGACATGGGTGGTGCTGCTCTAACCGAGTCAGACCTCCAAAACTTCCTCGACGCCATTGGCGAGCGATCTGGTGAAACCCCGGACTGCTTGTTGATGCACCGTTCGGTTCGGACGAAGCTGGTGGACCTGTTCTCCGGTGATCGTCGGTTCCAGCCTCAGCAGTACGCTGGTGGGTTCAAGGGTGAGTACCTTGTGTACAATCCCGGTGACGGCGATGTCCATGTGTTCGTGGATCGTCACGCAACCTATAAGACCATCTACGCAATCAACAAGGACTACCTGAAGCGTTACACGCTTTCTGGTGCTCACCTTGTTGACTACGATGGTTCGGCACTGCGCCAAAAGAGCGACTCGCCAAGTTGGGAGTGGAACGTGGAAGCTTACTTCCAGATGGCTTCCACCAAGCCCAACACCTGCGGCAAGCTCTTTAACATGGCTGCTGACGAAACCTTCGGGAACGCAAGCTTCCTGCCTGAGTTTTAATTAAGGTGGGACGGAGCATGAGAAAGAGCGAACGAACGCCTATTTCATGGGCAAACTCCGTTCCTGCCTTAGAGGCACCACCGGGATTCGCTCCGTCAGTACCGTTCATGCAGCGGCTGGCGGAGCGTTTCCCAACGGTGTCTTTGCGCTGGGATAAGCGCCCAAACAGAAGGTGCTTTGTCCTTTGGGAGGAAACTAGATCCGGCAAAATGGTCGTGATCCAAGATCTACCCAAGGGCACATCCCCAGACCAAAGAGTCCTCGACCACCTAGCTCTGTGCGAGCTAGCGACAAAGCCTGGTTATCAATCCATCATCAATGCGGTTGATCAGCAGAGCGCAAAGATGACAGAGGAGCGTAAACGAAAGTCGCAAAAGAAAGAGTGCGACTGGGACCGTGTTCTCTGGACTGGTCGCAAAGAGGCTCGTGATAAACTGTCCGTACCAATGGGTGTCTTTGTTCAAGTACCGGGGTAAGACATGACAGGCGCTGAAATTCTCGCTGCTGTTCGAGACGACATCGACGAAGAAACCGCAGCGTTCTGGTCGGATGCTCTCCTATATAGATACATTAACCGTGCTTATAAGTGGGCACGTTATAAAGTAACCACGTTTGATGCCGGGTTCTTTGAGCGAGAAGCCACCATAACTTATCCGGCAAACACCAGGCATGCGCTCCTCTCATCGATGGACTCTGCGGGTGAGTTTGATGATGACCCCGATAGAATCCTCATGGTTGAGGACATTAGCACCAGCGCAAGTAAGCCGCTTATCTTGGACCGCATTCAGAAGTACGATGAGGATCTTTACCGGGATAAAGGCGAAGTCTTCATTGACTCCAGATTCAAAAGCGTTCCTGGCTACTACATAACATCCGAGTCCACTTCAGGCATTGGCGGTGCGCAGCCCGCTACGGAGATGGCCCTCGGCATTCGGCCCATTCCATCTGGGTCTAGAACCATAAGGGTCACTTACGTTGCGGCCCCTGAAACAATTTCGGCTGCAACCGTGCCAGACATACCCCTGCCATTCCACGAGGTCATCCTTCTTCGTGCTGTTGTTCTTGCGAAGAAGAGAGAAGAGGCCCCCGTGAAAGATTACGAGGTAGAGTTGCAGCGTGTGCTGCAAGATGCGATCAATGCTGTGGACGGCATCGGAAGGCGGCGAACAAGAGTTATGGAGCCAGAGCTTTACAGCTATTCATTTTAGGAGAACATATGTCTTTTTATTGGGCACCCATTGAAGCTGACGAGATGAAAGGTATGAAGGGTCACGTTCTAAACAAGGACGACAAGCCCGCCCTTCCCGTTAAGGTTCACGGCAAGACTTATTACTTTTCGCCGTTTGAGGCTGTTGAAATCCCCGCTACAAGCGATGTCAGGTTTAATAGCTTTAAGGGCCGATGGGGAAAGACGATCAAAGAGATCGTCCGTGGCTCAGAAGAGGAAATGAACTGGATCGAGTACCGTAAAAAGGGAAAGATTACGGCCAAGGAAGACAAGCCTGAAGTCATCATTAAGGCTGTCTACCCATCCAAGAAGGTTCTTGATCGTCTAAACAAAGACGACCTTCATGAGATCGCAGAGTGTGCTGGTCTTGAGGTTAACCCAGGACTCAGCAAGGAAGCTCTTGTAGCAACTCTAGAAGCAGCACGAGGCTAGCGTGGCAGTCCCCCGTGAGGTAATCCCCATACCTAAATTACGGGGGCTGCACGACTATCCAGAGCAGGCGCCACTTGGCTCTGCGTCTCAGGCTTACAATGTAGATCTTTTTGAGGGTGGCGTTGCTCCCAGAAATGGGATGTATGAGCTTCATACAACTCAGTCCGAACCCGGTGCTGGTGATCACATTGTTCGTGGGTTCTGGAATCACGTTGACGCTTATGGTCAGGAAAACTTTATTGTTGCTTGGGTTTCTTCCAATACCAAGTATGGCTACATCTACGTCTATGACAGCAATTGGAGTCTTACTGGAGCCTTCGGGCTTTCGCAGTATTTTAGAATTTCGACTGGTGGAATTTATGACAATGGGCCTAACTGGGTGTGCGCCGATCTCTGGAATGGTCTAGAGAAACATCCTGACTCTTATGATGTGAATGCTGGTCATGGCCATGCGTCAAATGCAAATGTTGGCGCTCTTTATGATACGAACCCAAACATAACCTGGGGAGGTACGTCTTTTAATCCGGGTGGTGTTGATCCCATCATAGGACAGAACTGGTTTGTCATAACCACCGACGTACCAAGGTATGCGGATGGTGCTCCAGCCGGTAGCCCGGTTATGGCCTGGGGTTTAGCGCCAAAGCCTGTGGACGGTTTCGATAAGGGTGACTCTCAGCTTTATTGGCAGTGCATTGCCCTTGGTATTATAGACAGGGATAAATCTTCCACCGTCGAAACCTTTAACCTCCCCCTTGACGAGCGGGACGCCGACAACCCCAATGATGATGGCAACAGGACGGTTGGGAACGGTGCAAGGTGGTCCTATTGGGGCGGCTATGTTGACTCTGAAATATCAATGGATGATGGCGGGACATACCTTACCTCTCCAGAGACGGACTTTCTGAGAAACGACGAGCAGGAAGATGTAAATGGCGATATTGGCCACGACAGGTTTGACGACGCTGGGGTCAATGCCTCGTACAAGCTTGAGCTTATGGCCCCTGCTGGCTACAGCCCGTTAATTGGTGGTTCTACAGCCGAGACATATAAGGGCAGGCTTGTTCTTGGCGGACTTCCGGCAGCAAGCGAGAGAAACTCCATAAGGTTTAGTAACTTTGGCGACATGCAGCTTGGTCCGGGCTTTACCGACTTCATGGAGGGCCAGACCTCTGAGGCTGTTGTCGTTCCATCTAAGTCTTATGTTGTTCCAAACGGAAACGTTCTTGTTGCCGCCGACTTGAAAAGGGTTCCCTGGTCAAGCTCTCCCTGGGATCTTGTTACCGGATTCCCTGACGAGAACGTAATCAACTTTACAAGCAACGTTGCAGATAAGGTGATGGCTGTTGTTTCGTGGAAAGATATGCTTGTTGTGTTCAGGCAGCACTCTATCCACTTCTGTAGATTTACTGAGATCTTTGATTTCGTTGAGTTCAGAGTAATAAACAACCTTGGCCTTGTTAGTCCGAATGCCTACAAAAGCGTCAGCTTTAATGGCGAAGACGTGCTGTTCTTTGTTTCGCACGGTGGAATATACGCATGGAACGGACAACTTAATTACATTTCCGGGCCAATAGAGAAGACCGTTAGGGCTACCCTTGCTGCTGGCTCTGAGTTCAATGTGATTGTTGGGCACAGGCCGAGACGGAACCAAGTTCTGTTTCAGATTCCATCGACATATAACGTTAGCGGCGAATCCTCTACCGAGGGTCAGGCTGTCCCCTCAAGCGTTCAGTCCAAGCAGGATGCGGCAACAAAAACCGAGTCCCATGTGTTGGTGTTTGATTACGCCAATAACGCTTGGACTATATACGATTACGGTGTCCGGTTTGATGCCTTCATAAACACGAAAGACCGCAGATCTGATAGGGCTCAACTTAATTGCGTTGGTGTTGCCACGGCGATGAAGAGTGAATGGGGGAACACAAACCGCATGATCTTTGTTGACCTGGACGCAAAAACATCAGCTCAAGATGGTGTACTAGGTCACGATACCGATGTTGTTAATGTTAAGTTTTCTTATTGTACCCAAAGAATAGCCTTTGGAAGGCATCAGGTCAGAAGGTGGAGCCACCTTCGTCTCTCTCATGGTGAGATAGATAGGGAAAATAAAACCTATAAGGTGTTTTGGCTTTTCGACAATCAGGACAAAGCCGCTGGAACCGACGCCGTTCAGTATGCCAATCTAAATAGGCAGGCTGCTGCCGCTGGCGTTTTTGGTTCTGGTACATTTGGTAATGTAAAATTCGAAAGCAAGGGCTTCTTTTCAAGCAGGACTGCTATAAAGGGAGGGCCTGCTAGATGGTTCAGGTTTGGCATTGAATCCGGGGAGGACACTCCCGCCAGGTTCTTTGTTGTCAACGCTGAACTAGATACAAGACGCAAAGAGGGTCGAAGATAATGGCAAGCCTTGATATTAGTAGCTTAACTCAAGTTTCTGATGGTTCTACAACGCTAACCAAGTCCCTTTGGGATGCGTGGTTCACCGCCGTTCAGACCGCAGTAAACTCTATAGCTACAAATCAGATCGCTAACTCCGCTGTCACCAGGGCGAAGATGGCATCCGGCAATCAGGATGTTATCCAGGCGATAACAATACCTTTTACTCATGACCAGATCGTTATCGGTAGCGACAATGTTTGCGGCATTGAGATAGCAAGCTCTAGCTCTCCGTCGTACTCTAACCCCGTAAGAGTAAAGTCTTCGGGTACCATCGTTGGCGTTGATTATGCTTTCTCACGTGTAGAAAGTGCTTTTACGGCCACTGTTGAAGTTGGCGACATGTCAACGATGACGGCTGCTACATCGACCGCAACATCGTTTAGTGCGGCAGGTACCTATGGTGAAAAGGACGGGCTTACCGTCACTGTTTCGGATAATCAGTATTTGAGGGTTAAGTTTACTGTATCGAGTGGGACCAACATTGGCGCTGCCGGTGGGTTCGCCGTGATATACTTTAAGAGAACTCTAGCTTAAGGGTGACTTATGAGTTGGGACTGGGGTAATTTTGGAGCCGGAGCACTGGGTGGTGGCGCCCAAGGTGCTGCGATGGGCTCAATGTTTGGCGTCCCCTGGCTCGGCGCTGCTGCCGGGGCACTGGGTGGCGGGCTTATGGGTGGCTTTGGTGGCCCTGATACTGGTGCCCTGCAAAAGCAGCTAGAGGAAAGAAACAGGGCTGTTCAGGGGCATCTTGATGCTGCTGAAGCTGGCATACAGTCGAGATATGACCAGGCAACACAGGGTGCTAGGCAGCACCATGGGAGAATTGCACGGCAGGCCGCTCTTGGTCTTACTCCTGCACAAGGTATGCAGTCCGGGCAAATGGCCGCTATAAATCGAAGGGCACAAGCTTCTCAACGAGATGCCATTGATAGGGCTGGTTCAATGAGGGACCAGGCTCTCGCCGGATTGGCTGGCCAGCGTGCCAATATGGAAGCTGGCTTTGGTCAGGCCCAGATGCAGCTTGGAATGCTTCCCCAGCAGTACAGCAATCAAATGCAGCAGGCGATGCTACAGCAGTTGGCTTCTGCTCTTATGTATGGCGGTCAGCATAAGGCTGGTCAGATGCAGCAGGGCATTGGGGTGCCTAATCGGTATGCTAATCCGACCGGCTATGCACGGGGCCGAGGCAACCTGGGGCATCAACAACTGACAGAGCTTAGGAATGTTTACGGCTTATGAGTGATCAACGCTGGAACATTCTCCCCACTGGATTTAACCAAGTTTATGGCCAAAGTCCCTATGCACAGGGCGCCGATGCGTTAGGTCGTGCCTTGATCGGCAGTGGTCAGGCTATAAACCAGGCGAGGAGTCAGTTTCTCGCCGGTCAACAACAGCGAAGGGCCTTGGCTCAACAGCTAATAGGTCAGGCCTTGACTGCTCCCACCAGTGGTCAGCAGATGGGCTTATTCGGCCTTGCCCAGCAGATCCATGGCCAAGAGTTTCCAGACCTTTTTGCCGCTCCAGTCGCACAGCAGGCTCTCCCTCCAGCCATGCAGCAGCAGCGGGCGGCGGCGGGAATGACACAGGCTCCGACTCCGGCTCCGGGCGCCCCCGCTCCTTCCGCCTCTCCGGCGTTACAAACGGCTCCTCCTATTCCAGATGAAATGACGAGGTACTCACCAGAGGGAGACTACTTGGCGGCGCAGGCCAGTAAAGGCCAAATGCCGTTGGAGCAGATGCTTATTGAGGGCGCCTATCCCATAACTCCTGTCGGCGATCATTACGGTCGGGCGCAGCCAGTGCATTCAGATGTTCGTAACATTGGTGTTGACGTTTATGGTAAGCCGGTTCAGATGGACATGGATTGGAGGCCAGACGCTGGTTTGGCCGCATCGTCTCAGTTTGGGTCTGACTTGGAGGCCTTTGCTAGAACTCAATATGACTATCAAAGGCAGTTAGCTCAGATGTCTCTGAGGGATCAACTCGTAGACAAGTACAAGGGGCGCAACGGCGAACCTGTTCGTGATCCTTCCGACGTTTATCCTGGTGACAAGGGAGCGTTTCCCCTTCTTGAGGAGCCCCCACCAACCTCTTCTTGGGAGGAGGGCTCCCCAGATGAATTCACCGTAAACCTCGTAAGGGGTCTTCCTGCTTCG